GTGGAGGGTGTAGATGTCTTACGGGTATTTGGTTATGACTTGATGCAAGTGTTCAACCATGAGTATTTGAAGGAAAGGTTAGGCGCATCGTGATTCTGACATCATCTAATCCGCCATTTATTCCGATCTTACGCCAACTCGGTGGTTTAGAGATCACGACACTACATCCGCAATTCAACAAGATGCTGACGGATATAGATGTGGCCTCTAAGCCACTAGGTGAGTATGCGGATGAGGTGTTGCGCGCCACATCTGTAGCTGATGCAGTGCGCATTATTACATCTATTCAGGGTGGTTTTAGTGCTAATGGTCTCTCACCCGCGGTATCGCAATTGGTAGAGAGCAAACTATCTTCCTTCTTCTATCAGCGCATGGTTGATGCTGCACTCATTGTACGATCTTTGGATAAAGCTAAGCCAAAGCTGGTTATTCTGCATAATGATGTCGAGCCTATTTTGCGTACAGTAGCGCTATGGGCGCAAAAACGTGGTGTGCCATGTCTGCACATACCACACGCAATCTATCTGGAACATGATGAGCGCACATCCGTGGGTACGGACATTCACGACTTGATTACTGCATCTCATATTGCAGTAGCAGGGTCTTATCAGCACGATTGGTTTATTGAGCGGAAGGTAGATACGTCTGCTATGCGTATCACTGGCCTCCCTCAGTTTGATCGCTTGGCTGCTACACACATCAGTCATGATCGTGCTTGTAGGTTACTCAAGATGGACACTAGCCGACCAGTAGTTGTTTACATGGGATCGTGGCGACAGGACACAAACTTGTTGGGTTGTACCGATGTATTAGAGGAAGCTTATGCCGCTTTCTTAGGTGCTGCCAAGCAATTGCCAGAGCTTCAATATATCGTCAAGTGTCATCCGCGTGGACAAAACGTAGAAGATCATGTCAAGAAAGCTGATGAGGCAGGCATTCGCTGTGCGGTAACAGATCAGCACTTAGATGTAATTCTCAATGCTGCGGATACGATTGTCAATGTTGGCACTAGTAACGTGATTTTAGAAGCAGCTTACATGCAACCTGTGCCGATGATTTGTCTGGGTGGTGGTGCGTTCCCTAACGATCCTGAGATCACCAAGGTTGCTACCGTAACTACGGATAGTGTTGCACAGGCCATTCGTGATTCTCTGACTACTGGCGCACCCGATATGCACGGATTCGTCACCAAGTATCTAGGCAACGTAGATGGTAAAGCGTCTGAGCGCATTGTGGAGTGGGCTAAGGAGTTACACAATGCCTGAGATGGGCGGCTTTACTGGCACGAAAGCACTGGTTCAGATTGATGCCAGTGATCTGATTCGAGTGGGCAACAACATGAGGGCAGCTGGTGTTCTTGCTGGTCAAGCGATTGATCCTATGTTAGATGCGATGGCACAAGCTCGCTTAGGTGCATTACGACAGGCCACGCCATCACAGGTACGCCGTGATCCACGTTACCCGTTGAAGCTGGTAGATTCTTACGTTGTGACGAAGGGTAACAAAACACGCACCATTAGTACTCTAGAGGCGCGTAAGTTCAACTTTGTAACTAAGGGTACGTCTGGTCCTTACCCAATCTATCCACGCTTCAAGAAGGCGCTATGGTGGCCTGGACTGGATCACCCGTTGTCTAAAGTTATTCATCCTGGCATTCGTGCTAATAACTACGTGGCTCAGGCAGAGGGAAAGTATGAAAAAGTGGGTGGTGGTGTTGGATTTACAGGTATGACTGGTACAAGCATAGGCGGTGGTGATTTAGCGTTCGCATCAGGCTTTGTTGATGGTATTGCATCAGCTATAGTTGGACTTTTCTTGCCAGTTAGTTTGCTGATTGGTCTGATTGCTGCACCTTTCTCGGCTTTGATGGAGTGGGCACAGGGAGATAAAAAGAGATGAGTGCTTCCGCTATTGCCGATGGCTTGGTTACAATGTTGTCCGCAGCATCAGTGTTTGGCTCTGGCAATGTGGCTAAGAATTCTTATCAGATTCTTGAAACATCCACTGGTTCCTGTGCGGTTGTGCAGTGGACACGTCTGATATCCAATCCCATGACGTTTGGCGATCCGCGCAGTCGCCAGCGCACATGGAACTTTCAGATACGCTGTTTTGTGCGTGATACTGGTGATCCTAATGCGGTTCTCAATCGTGTCTGGTCGGCAACTGACGGCATCATTGCTTGCCTTGAATCCGATGACACGATTCAAAACACCGCTCAATCGCTCAACAGCATTTCAGGAACGCGTGATCCTGAATCGGCGTTTACCGTAGGTGGCGCAACATGGCTACCTTTTGATATTGGTATAGAAGTAAACGAGTTCTAAGAGGAGGTCATTATGACCACAAAACTCTCAGCCAGAAATGGAAGTCTTTATCTGGAAGATAGCACAAATGCCAGCCGTAGTTTCTCAGGCTATACTAGTACGATGACGCTTATGTACAATGCTGAGGCTACCGATGTGACTGGCTTTGGTAATTCAGCACGCGAGTTTGTTATTGGTGGCATCAAAGACTGGGAGCTAACATGTGATGGTTTCTGGTCATCTACTGCTAATGAAACTGCGGCAGTACTAGATAGTATCCATCACACAGCTAATGGCTCAACCATGTTCAAGCTCTTTCCCGCGGGTTCGATTGCTGGTTGTCCACTTTACACGGCATGTGGCTTGCTAACTAACCACGATGTTGGTCTGACTGCCGATGGCGCGGGAACAATATCTCTGACAGTGACTGCACGTACAGGTTCTCTGACCAGAAAGACAACTATAGCAACTGATCTGACTTGAGCTTGACAAGAAGAGACAACCTGACTTAATCGGAGGCTATTATGGGCAAAATTACTTCGCGTAACGCCTATCTCTCGGCTAGTTTTTACAACACTACTGAGACAACCGCAGCGTCACTAGATTTAAGTGGTGACTTAAACACGATTACTATTTCTCAGACACGTGAGGCACCTGAAGTTACGGTCTTTGGTCAGACCAATCGTGGGCGTCTTACCGATGGTATTGAGACATGGGAAGTGTCGTTTGATGGTTATTACACTGGTGGATCTCTAACTGCTGATACAGCGGCTATTGATCAAGCGCTATTCGATATGGTGTCGGCATCCAATATGATTCGCATCGGTCCCAGCGGTTGTGCAGCAGGTCTTGTAAAATATTCCGGTTGTGGTGTGCTAACCAGTTACGAAATTAGTTTTGGTGGTGTGGGTGAGCCAATCACAGTTACTGGCACAATTATGGCACGCTCCGGCTCGCTAACTAAAGGTACATTCTAGTAGAAAGGCATAACCTACATGTCAGACAATCATCGTCGTTTGCCGATCAAGACAAAAGAGATCGAGCTGAACGGTGACTACGCGGGCTGGACGTTGACCGTGCGTACTAATCCGCCAATTTCAGCTTTTGGTCACATTGCATCGGGTGAATTTGACCGTATTGTGCTGGGTTTGTCTCGCATTGTGCGTGTGTGGAACTTTGTAGATGAGAACGGTGATCCACTGGAAGCTCCATCACAAGAAACGATTGGCGAACTACCCTTGGACTTACTGACAGCTATTGCCAATAAGTATGTTACGGAGTTGTCTGCACTCCCCCCAGCGTAGAGAAGGCCGTCGTTGCAGCAGCCTATGGGGGTGGCGTGCCTTGGGAGTTATTGGAGGCTTTGATATGCCGTGAGTTTGGCTGGACACTTACGGATTTACGCAATCAGCCTACCAGTGACGTACTACGTATGTGGATGATGCTGAAGAAATACGAGGAAATGGTGGCTAAGAGAAAGTGATTGATAGTGCATAACCAAGATGTAGGATATGCACTATCTTTTTAGCGGGGGCAATTCCTTCGCACCTCCCATGTGGGAGAGGGAATAGAACATGGCAGTAAGCACCGTCCAGGCTATTATCATTGTGCGTGCTGCTGACTTTAGATCCGCAGGCATACTAAGATATCTGATACGTGTGCTTCTGAGGAGTTAGAACATGGCAGTAGGCACCGCTGAAGCCATTAT